TTATTAAATTGATTATCTAAGTCTTTTTGAACTTCTTTATCAATTTTTTCAAACTCGTTTTGATCACCGTATTCTTTTTTGTTCTTAACACCTACTGCTTCTTTAAGGCTATCGTTAAACTTTTTAAACCAATCAACATTTGCTGGTTTTAAAGTAACTATACCACCTGCTGCTTCAGATAAAAGACTTTTACTTTTCAAAATATGAACAGTAGTATCAAAATCATTTAAAGCAGTAACGTATTCAGGAAATAAGTATTTGGCTTGTTTCAAGAAGTATTGTTTGTCTCCTTTACCTTCTTTAATCAAATTATATTGTTCTTGTAGAGTTGCCATATGTTATAAATATTATGGATAAAGTAAAATCGCTCCAGTAGTTAATGAAGCACTAGTTACAAAAACAGGAATTGTGTGTCCTGCAGGAATAACCATAGGTGCTGCTGCCGTAGCTAAAATTCTATCTTTTTCATCTTTTAATCCAGTAATAACAGCACTTGATCCTGATACTACTGTGAAACCACCAAAACTACCAGTTGCAGTAGTTGAAGTATAAAGTCCGATTGGGTTTACTGGTAAGTTTGCCATTGTTTTATTTTTTAAATAATTCTATTAAGTCGTTTAAATATTCTTGTGCTAAATCAGTTCCGTATACAACACTAAATGAGTCTGGATTTTGTTTATAGTAATCCATTGTTTCATGTTTTGATTGTTGTAATAAAGGAATTAATTCGTTTAATTGTCTTTCAATTTTATCAAAAGCTAATAATCTACTTCCAACCCACTTTTTATTTGAGGATTTATTTATACTAGCATCTTGTAAATAAGATTCAACATCTGTTTCTTCCCAAAGTTGTTTTACTTCAATACCCTTAGCTGCTTTATTCAATGCTTTTTGGTTAACTAACTTGTATTTAAAATCAGTTATGTATTTGTTTTTAGTAACACCTTCAGGACCAGCTTTTGGACCAGGACCCATAGTAGCTCCAGGACCTTCATTTACTTTTTTATATCCGGCTTGTTTATAAGCTCCGTAAGTAGATCCTTTTGGAGAAGGACCAGTATGATTTTCACCTTCGCCTCCTGATGTAAACATTGATGTTGATCCTAAAGAAGATACTTCATCTAATAAATTTTTAATTTGAACGTATTGTTCAGGATATTCTTTTCGAATATGGGTTCTGAATTTATTAAATACATCCTTTACATCTTGAGCAATTACTGCTAATTTAGGATCTAATTTACCGTCAGTTGTTTTAGATAAATCAGCAACTGCTCTTGCTGCTTGAGATAATTCTTTTAAAGCATCACCAAAGTTAGCTAATTTTATAATTTGATGATTTATTTGACCTGTTTCATCATCAACATCAACTGTTTTAAAGTATGTAGATAAAGTATCATTAAAAAAGTCATTTTTGTAATCAACTTTACCATAACGTCTTTCAATCCTATCTAATAATTCAGGATCAACGTCTTTAGGTTTGATTACACCGTCTGCCTCTTTTAATTTATACTTGTAATTAGCCATGTATTTTAGTTAATTCTTCTAACAATGCATAATATTGTAACAAATTAACTAAATCATTATTACCAACGTTGGCTGTTTTATTTAATGGAGAAAGTAAGTTAGCTACTTCATTTAATTTAATCTGAACAGCTTTATCAGTAACTTTTTTAGATAATTTATTTATTTCTTCTTTAATTTCTCCAACTTTACCATTATAAAATTCTCTTAATTTTGGAGTTGAATCAACTGAGTTGATGAATTCTTTTAAAACCACTTTTTGATTATCATTCAATGATTCATATTTACCATTGAATTTTTCTAACATTACTTTGTAAGTTAAGATACGTAAATCCTTATCATATGATTTAAATTCTTCTAACAAATCATCTTCTACTTTTTCTTTAATAATATTTTTAGAAGTTAAATGCTCTAATAGAGACATTTTGTTATCAATAATTTGGTCTGGATTAGATAGGTTTTCGCTGTTATAAATTTCTAATAAAGTGTATAACGAAGCATATGCTTTATAATTAGGTAATTTAGTTTTGAAAAATTCCTCTAAATTATAATGCTTTTGGATTTCACTAATTAAATTATATTTTTGTCTTTTTAAAGCACCTCTATTAAGGTCTTTAGAAGTTTCAACAATTGTATTAATTATAATTTCAGCTTTACCTTCGGTAATATTTTTATGCTTAGAAAGAGTTTCATACAATTTGTACTCTCTTCCTAATTCTGTGCGGACAAAGTATTTTTTAAGAATACCGGTAGCTTTTGAATCCTTACCAGATAAGGTATCAGCAGTGATTTGTCTAACTAAAAGTTCAAACAATAATCCCGTATTCTTATACTTAGAATGTTTAATATTCATTCTTTAGGTTTTGTTATAAATATATCAGGATTTTTACTTCTTTAATTTAGATTCATCTAAAAGTGAATCTCCTCCATCTCTTTTATCTTTGAATAAACCCTCAATTAAAGTTTTATTTTTAAGATAAACTTGCTTAGCTTCTAACGCTAATGGCGATCCTCCTTTATAGTTTGGATTAATACCGCCCTGTTCATTTTCGTTGTCTTTATCATTCATACCTTTAGCGCCTAATCTGTCTTTACCAAAGTTATCATCTTGTGTATTACGATTAGTTGATTTTTCTTCAGGACGACCTAATTTTAAATCATCGCCATATCCTACAGGAACGTTTTCTGGTTCAGAATACATTCTTCCTTTACCATAAAGTGATGCTAAGTCGTGTGGTGTACCATATGATTTACCTGTTACCTTAGGATCATTACCTTCTTCAGCAATTTGTTTTTGTCTAAAGGCACGTTTTTGGTCTTCAACAATCAAATCTCTATATTCATCGTATTGATCTTCACTGAAATGGAACACGTTATCATATATCCAATCTGATGGTAATATTTTAAGGTCCATAATCTTTTGAGCTAAATCAACCTTCTGAGTTAACAAGGCAATTTTTTCCTGGTCATAAATGATTGAAGGAGTAGTTAAATCTAATTCAAAATTAGTTAATTGTTCGCCTGTATAACCTTGTGAGTATAAATGTACTAAAGCGATTTTATACAATTCAGACAACACAATACGTTGAATGCGGTTAATTGTACGAGCAAAACGAATATCTTCAGCTGCTAATGTAGCTTTACCAGTCAAATCTTTCTCGTAACCCATAAATGCTTTAGGCACTTTAAGAGCAGCAAATAATTTGTCTCTTAAATAAGTTACGTCTTGAATACCATCATATTGTAAACCTGGTTGGGTTTCAATTTTGGTTGAAGTATCATTGCCACGAATTGGAATATAAAAGTCTTCCAATAAGTTTTGCATGTTATATTTTAAGTTGTATTCACCTGTTTGAGAATCCATCAACGGAGTACGTTTCATAGTACTGATGGTTTTTTGCATAAAGTTTTCTACTTCATTAGGAGGAATAGAACCAACGTTAATATAGAAAACACGGCGATCTGGTGAACGAGAGATTCTATGAATTAACATAGCATCTTCCATCAAAATGTATTGTTTAAAAATACGACGAGCTGGTTCCAAATATGAACGACCATAAGGAAGATAGTTAACATCAGTTAACAATCTAAAGTGAGCCATTTCATAATTATCAAAATAAATACCTGGTTCGTTATCATAAGTTCCTATATTAGGAGAACCATAATAACCAGAACCACCAGCGTAAATACCTTCTGGTGAATACTTAAATCGTACTGCATTTGGGTGTTCTTTATCATAGTTTTCCTGTCTTTCAATATGGAAAGCTGTATAAGGAATTACATTATAAACACCATATTTTTCAGCAATTTCTAATTTCAAGAAAAAGTCTCCGTATTTACACATTTGGCGAATCCAAGACCAAAGGTTGAATTCAATGTTCAATACATCATAAAACAAGTTATAAAGTATTTGTTGAATATCTTCGTCACTTGATTTAATATGGAGTACTTCTCCCATATCATTTTTTAAAGTACTTTCGTCTGAAATAATATCGAGAGCAGAAGCAACAATAGCATCATAATCCATATTATCATAGTCTGAATAGACCATGGTTCTAAGGTATTGCCAATTGATGTTAATTTGGGCTCCTAATAAGGAAGTTGATGCTGGAGAGTATAAACGATTATACCTATCCATTAATGAATTAGTAGCTATATCTCCCGAACGTTGAATTGAATCAACGTCCATTACTTTTAATTCGTTGCCACCCTGATTTCGTATAATTACGTCTGTAGAAAACAAACGTTGTAATCGGGTGAATAAACTAGTATCTGCCATATCTTATAAATATTTACAATAGCCACTTAATGTCCTCTTGTCCAAAATCTGTTTGAACAGAATACGGATTTTTCATCTGGTTGCTACTATATCCTCCAGTATACGTATTCTTAGTCATGTTTCCAAGTGTAGCGCGAGTCATGTCGTGAGACATTTGTTGAAATTTCAATGATGTATCTCTTAAAAACATTGCTATACCGAATGACATTACTAAGTCATCGTTATAACCTGTTTGAGCTTCTGGTCGTCCGTTTTTCCAAACAAATACTTTCATTTCTTCTAATAATCGTTTTGAATGAATAGTAACGGATCTATCACCAACATATTCTCTAAATTTATTTACAACCAATGGTCTTGTTCTTAAAGACATTGTAAAACCAGGGGTCATATCTGAATTTCCTTCAAATACTCTTAAATAAGAATCTGCTGTAAGTTGATCTGATTTTGGTGAATGATATAAATTACGATAACCTCTTTCAATAATAGCATCTAGTGTTGCCCAACCAATTGAGGCATTTTCTACTACTAACATTGCATTATTATATTCGGAAGCTAAACCTACTAAAAAATAACCATATTCTTTAGGAGGTAACTGGCCTCTATATTCAGCAACTTGTGTATTGGTTGCTATATCAATTACATGACAAGCAGAAGAGTCTTTACCATCACCTCTAGCTACGTCAGCTGTAATCATATATTCACGTGTATAATCAGCTGGTTCCCAAACCCATAAATTTTGGTCAGCACCTCTTCGTTCTATAGGATCTTTAACTGTTGTTTGTTTTAAAAATTCAATCCATTCAGGATAGAATACAACATCACCAGAGGTACTAAAGTCACAATCACACTCTTGAGATGCTAATCTAGGATCACCTAGTAATTCATCTTGTCTCTTTCTCCAAGCCTCGTCCCTCTCCGGATGAACATACCAAGGGAGCTTGATAGGTAAAAAGTCGTTTTCTGCTGCTTCCGCTGATACCCATGTCTTGTGAAACCAGTTTCCAGTTCCATACGGTGTTGAAAGTACTATTGCTCCACCACCCGTGGCTAGTGTTTGTTGTGCTGATGCCCATATTTCTCCAATTTGTTCAATAAATGCGGCCTCATCCACAATCAACAAAGATACTGCTTCTGATCGACCAGCATCACTACTTGCGGATGTTGCTTTAATTTGAGATCCATTACTTAATCGTAATGATAATTTGTTATTTTCTTCTGCTGTTATCTTTAACCAAGAAGGTAAGTTATCGAACATAAACTTAACCTTCGTAACCATGTTACGAGCAGTTTCTTGTTTTGTTGCAATACAAAGTACGTTTTTATCTTTATGAAACAACATTAACCAAAGTGAATAACCTGCAGCTAATGTTGAAATACCTAACTGACGAGATTTAAGTACAATCGAATATGGATTGTCTCTAAATAAACGTAATGTTTTTTCTTGGAAAGGATATAAATTAAATACTACTCTACCTCTTTGTGGGTGTTGAATATGGCAGTATTTTTTCATAAAGTGAGCTGGATCTTGAGCACACTTTAAGTATTCTTCTCTGATTATTTGTCTTAAATCGGGTTGACTCATAATAATACTAGGACAAAGCTAACAGTAGTTAAAATAATAGCAGCATAAGCTCCTCTTATATTACTTTTTAGTTTATTTATTTCTTCGTCCTTAAGATCAATAATTTTATCTTTATTTTCTACTACTTCTTCGTAATTTTTTTCATTAGCTCTAAACAAATCAACTTGATATACTAAAGTAGAAATAGTAGCATCTTGATTAATAATAATACTATCTTGTAAACGAACAGAATCTCTAGCTACTTCAAGTTCATTGTGACAATTGTCATAAGCAATCTTTATATATAGAGCATTTTTTAGAGTTTTAACAGGAACAATTACAGTTGAATCACTGGAAAGCTGCTGTGAACTCGCGGATGATATCATCATCAGACATATCAGAAATACGATTATGTTCTTCATTATATTTTTTTCT